CCAAAATATATATTACCAAGACTATTAACTGATAACCCAAGAGTTGTATTATCAGACCAATACCATCTTTGTATATCTTGACCTACTCCTCCTTCAATCCTTACAGCAGGGTTACTACTATCTCGTCTAACATGAAGTCTTGCAGATGCAGCACCACTTCCCGCAAAAGTGTTATCTCCTATTAAAACACCTGTTCCTGCAAAAATGCCTGTTGCGCTATTTGCTCTGTTTAATACAATACCTGAGGAAGTTGAATTATCTCCTGCATAAATATAATGTTGAGTAGTATCTGAACCACCACCAAGTCTTAATACGGCAGAATACCTTCCACTACTATTTGCAATAGCACCAAAAGAAAATAAATCTAAATTAGTAACAGATATAGTTGAATTACTATACCCTATTCTAAAAGGATTATATAAAGAAGCTGTACCCGTTTGAACGGTTCCTGTAATTCCTACCTGCGTAGTACTTAATTGTAATGGAGAAGGTGTGTTTGCTTGGTCAGTAACAGCTCTAAGAGTAGTATCTAAAGCTACTCCACCTGATATTTGTAGTACACCATCGGCTACTGAACCGCCACCGCCTGTACCGCCTGCGCTTGAACTTCTTGCTGTTTGTCTCATATTATGGTTCTATTACAAATTCTACCCTAGTTGAAGTTGAACCAGACGCTAAAGTTACCTTTAAGTCGCTTAGTTGTTTAACCATGAAAATCCTGCGCTCTAAAGCTACAAGAGTAACATAATCTGTTGAATTTCCTACATACACTCTAATACCTAGAGTGGTAGAAGTATTTCTAATTTCTACTATTTTGCACTTCATATCAGTGCCATTTTCACCAATAGTAGCCGATGTTTTAGTTGTTGTATTACTAATGTTAACACTAGTAGGTATCGTAATATCAGATACTAATAACTGCAAAAGTTGAAATAATTTTTCCCACATATACAAATATAATTAATTTTTAACAAAAAAGCAAATTTTTTTAAGACTATTATTAGATAGGTATTCCTGTAAAACTATACCAAGAAGTAAACGTGCCTGAATAAGAACGTCTATAAACTACCCCATTAGCAGCTTCTATTGTTTGAAACCCTTCACCTGAGCCAGTATTTTTAACTACTAAAAAACCTTCTCCAATAGCTCCACTAGGATAGTTTTTACCTAATTCAGTTAAATCAGGTATAAATTTTATACCGTTATCTGTTGTCGAAGTAAGAGTATCTAAATCATCTGTAGATAAATCTACACGCCAATTATCTCCAGCATCTCCTTTAACAGATTCTAAAGGAAGTACAAAAGCATTACTAACAGTTACGTCCATAGTACCATCAGCACATTGCGCATAAAAGTCAATAGTATGTTCACCAATAGCAAGTTGTGCTGTTGTAAATACATAGTTAATAGTATGTGGCTTATCGTGAGCTACATAAGTACTGAAAGCTTGTCCGTAAGTAGTATCATCTATTTTACATTTAACGTCAAAAGTACCTGTTGAAGTAGCATCAATTTCAAATTGAGCAACAACTAAATACTTACAAGGTACTACACAAGTAACAGCAAGCGTTAATTCTGATAGTATATCATACACATTACTTACAGTTACTGGAGTATTAACTTCAACAAATCCTGAAGTAAGTTCACTTTTCTCATTAACTACTACACCACAGTCTATAGTATTACCGTTAGGGTAAGTTATCTGTAAATGACCGTCTACGTCTATTTCTGCGCTTACTGCACTTATACCTCCGTAAATGTTGCCGATAGACAAAGATGAAGAGTCGGACATAGTAGCTGTAACATTGCCTCCTGCATCAACTACAAAAGCTGTTACGCTTTTACCATCAACTCCTTTTGCAACACCACAATCTAATATAGTACCATTAGAAAGAGTAAGTAATAATTTTTTATAGTTAGCACTTGCTGGATTCTGTTCTATTGCAGCACTTGCCACAGAAACACCATCGGTACCGTTAGTACCGTTAGTACCATTCTGTACTGTGAAAGTAGTGTTAGAACCACTCGTATAAACAATAGTATAAGTATCTAAAGAACCCGCAGCACCAGTACCACTAGTACGTGTTATACTAGTTATACCTCTACCATTAGTTCCGTTAGTTCCATTAGTACCTTTAGGTATAATAACAGTAGTACCATCTGACAAGTTTATAGTAATGTCGTTAGGATTATCTACTTGACTTAGTACATAAATAGATAACCCATCCTCACCATTTTGTGCCTTATAAGGTACATCAGGTATTGTTGGAAAAATCTCAAAACTTATCTCGTTGCCTGCCATTATGTTTCTATTAATAATTTTATTCTGTCTATCATTACGTTAAAGTCTGTAAGACTTATGAAGTTATCATCCCAAGGAGTACCATCTTCATATTGACCCCATGTACTAAGAATCCATTGATACATCAATAGCTCTTTGTACATTTCGTCTTTGTTATCACAATTTACTACACCGAACCTTTGTTCATATAATCTTATATTACCTAATCTAGCAAAGACGACAGTTAGATTAGTTTGTAATGTAGTTAATTCTGATGTTAGCATTTACAATCCTCCGAAGCACACATCTTATTTAATGCTGCTATATTCTTATTAGCTTCTGAATAAAGACCTACTTTAAATTGAGCGTCTACAGAGAAAATACCAAAGAATATCTCCATAGCTTTATCTATACTTGGTGAACCGCATTGCTTACAGCAGCTTTTTGCTGACAAGCTATATTTAGCCATTTTAGGCTGAATACAAGTCAACAAACCATTTATTACTTTAAGATATACTGTAGTTAAATAACCTGCATAAATACTTACCTCAGTACTATCAGGAAATTTTTCTGCATCCAAAGCTTGTGATAAGCTAATTTCTGTATTACTTAAAATAGTCTCTATATACCTGTCTCTTTCGTCAGCTTCTGTATTAATTATCTTTATCCATCTAGTATCAGCAAATCCTGTTGTAAGAGCTTCAAAAGTACCGTCACTTATCGTAACAACTTTACCGCTACTTACTACTTCACCTACAGTAGCGGCTTCACCTACTACTCTATACCAAGTCCAGCAATCTAGTTTATAGATACCGTCAGGAAAGGTTAAGTAGCTTGTATCATAACCTAAATCTACAGGTGTAAAAGTCTTTGTTAATGCCGCTGAAGGCACAACAACAGGTACAGCAGCTTGTGTAGGTTCTGTAAGAGCCTTATTGTTACGTATAGTTACAACAGTACCATCAGGTTTAGTAATAATAAAATCAGTTATATCGTTATCATTACTTCTATTAGGTGTACCATAACCGCCAGGATTAGTAGTTCCATTATACACTCCTGTATTGTTTGTATAAGTTATTAAAGTAGCGGCTTGATTTATAACCGCTGTTCCAGTAGGTATAGTAGCCATTATTCTCTAGTTGGTGTTAGTAATTGTATTTTTGTTGGATTTTGTTCTGCTACCTTCATCATGTATAGCAAAGTAGTATCTATTATCTTAAAACACACATCGTCAGGAAACTCTAAAGTAGTTCCTGAATCAGTAGCATAAGTATAGATAGTTGGTTTTTTTAGATAGTCAATATATAAGGCTTCAATATTAAATTGTTTTACGCCTTTATATGAATTATATACAACAATATTACTACCTTCTATTTTAGATACTGGGCTAGCTATTGTTGTCTTTTGTAAACTATTTTCTAAGATATTGAACAAGTCTTGGTGCTTAGTTAATCTATTAGGCACTTCTCTTGTTTCTGTTGTTGTACAATTTACAGGAGATACTTTAGTTCTATCATTAAGTAAATGTCTGTAAGTTGCGGGTAAAGAACCAGCTTTATAAGTGTAACCACCGAAAGTTGTTTCAGAACCAAGTGTTATAGCTGTATTACCTACCACTAAAACACGTAAATCATCCAAGGACGCTTGGATGCCTTCATACTCTTCTTCAATACGAGTATCGTCTATATTAGGTACTGCTATTTTTATAAACTTATTAGTACCTTTTTGCCAAAAGAAATCTAATTCCCATGTTTCAACATTCTTGTTCACAAAGGCTGCAATGTTTTGCAGCCCTTGTTGAACATGAACGTATGCTTCGTGTAAAGTCATATTGTATAACTCTATTAGAAGTTACAACTAGCGTTTGGACATAAAGCCTTAATGATAGTTGAAAAAGAAGTACTTGCAGTTTGACCTGTAGGGAAAGCTACCATAAGAACGCTATTGGCAGTCTTATTATGCGGTGCTCCAGTAGTTACTGTTCCTTGAGTTAGCTGTAAAGTATACACATCATAGTTAGTTGATGCACTAGCGTACAATGGTAATTGCTTTGCCCATTTGCTATATGTATCAAACTGACCACGATAAGCAACTAAACCTTGCTCAATCTTAACCATTTCTACACCACTTCCAAGTCCTTTAGAAGAACTTACAGAACTAGTTACAGTTGCATTTTCCAATACACCTTGTTTAGCATAATCGTAAGATGCACCAGCAGTATCAGCAGTCATTTTAAGACCATACTCTGTAATACTTGTTACAATACCTGCTTCTAAGGTTTTGCTTGTACCACCTAAGTAGTAACCAGTTTCTCCTACGTAAGCAACATCTAATTCAAAACTTGCAGCAGCACTTACGGCAGCAGAAGCTTTATAAATAGTAGCTACAGTTTCACCAGTAGTAGTGTTAACAGTCAAGGTAGGAACAACCCAAGATGAATCATCGTCTGTTTGAACTACCAAGATTTTAGCACCATAAGTAGAAGAGTTTAACACGATAGTTACATCAGCAGTAGATACAGTAGCAGTAGCTTGAGTACCTGCGTTAATAGCAGCTGCAATAGCAGTAGCATTTTGTGCAGCACTACCAGCATCGGCTACATTGTAGATAGTTCCACCGATTGTAATTACGTGTCTTCCAGCTCCTGTACCTGCAATATCAGCAGTAAAAGTCACTGACTTCATGTTAGCATGAGATACACCGATAACATCAGCAGCAGCTACAGTACCTGTAGAAGCAACCCATCCGCTAGTAGCATCTTGAATCATAAAAGCTACAGTAGTAGAACCTTTAGTGAATTTCAATGCAGTGGCAGTACCTGTAAAATCAGCTTGTGTACCATTAGAAGTAATACCAGCAGTATGAGTTTTGCTCAATACAGGAGTATTATTTACTTGGTTAGCGATTGGTCTAAGAATGTCATACGCTGCGGTAGATGCCAATAAAGCACCTGTAGAGTAGTTTTCTTGTTCACGAATTTGGTCAGGAGTAGTACCTTCCTTTTGGATAGCACCAATACCTGCGTAGTCGTTAGCTACGATAGTTGGAAGTGTTAAACTACCATTAGTTCCATTGTAACCGATAAAGGTTACTTCTTTGATTGGAGCTACATACGCTTGCTTAGTGATTTTAGTTACACCATACCTGTCAAATACACCTGTAGATACTGGGTACTCTCCACCTTGTGAAATACGAATCATTCTGTTTGCAGAAGAATCGTCAAAATCACTGTACTCTACTTTACCTGTCGCAGTTGTGTTTTCTGAGATAGTAATTAGAGACTCTAAGTTAAGCGCAGCTACACCTGTTGTTACTTCAGGCATACCATAAATACCTATTGCTCCAGTAGCTAACAAACCTGGGTCTGTTGCAGCATCAGCAGTAGTCAATGCGCCTGTTACAGGTGCATACACTTGCGTGGTAAGTCCTGTACCAATTAAAATTTTCTTGCTCATTTTGTTGTTGTTAAATTGTTATTATATTGTTGTTTATTGAAAAGTGAGTTGTTATACTCGTACTTTAGTTATTTCGCTAAGCTGTGCTTTCATTTTAACAACCGTACCTGATTTGGTTTGGTCATTTAAGAAAACATTAGCATCTTCGTCACCTGCACCAATTAGTTCATCACCGAAGAAAATTGATTTTCCTTGTACAGTGACAATACCTGATTGCTTTAATCTGAACAATAAAGACTTAGTCTCTAAATTCCTATCGTTATACAAAGCAATAAATTCAGTTGACTTAGCATCTTTTAATTGGTCTAATCTCTTACACTTGGTAATGTAATCTGCTGTATAGAACAATTCGTTTGGTTCTTTTAGTAAGTCTAACAACCAATCTATCTTAGAGTGGTCTTTCTCACTAGAACTTGAAATCAAGTCAGTGTAAGCCTTAGTAGCTTCCAACTTAGTTTTAAATGCCGCATCTTCAATACGTTTCTCTACAGAAAGGTCATTCATGATGAAGTCAAATAAGTCAGATGATGCTTTTTGGTCTTCTAAGAAAGCTACTCTTGAACTTTGTCTTGCAAAATTAGCTTTAATATAATCATGCAAATTTACAGGTATTTCAATAGTAACTAACTCGTTATCTACTTTTACTTCTTCTAACTTATAAGAAGCGTTAAGACGTAAACCATCTACTCTTGGAATACTGATTGTGTAATCTGCCCAAAATGTAGTCATAGCTTCATCATAACCAAAGTCTTTAGGGTTCTTATTAATTAGCTTAGAAGCAAAATACCTTTCTTGGTCTGTTGACAATCCTCTTATAATAGCACCAGTAGAGTTTACAAATTCACTACTTATTGAACCTGCTGTAGTAGACTCTGCTCTTAGTTTAGCAGGTAACGGATGATAACCTCCTTTACGTTCATTGGCTACTAAATGATACTTTTGCTCAATTATTTTTGGTTGAGCTACTTCTTTTGTTGCTGTAAAAGCTACATTGTTCGGTGCGGCTAGTGTTCCTCCTCCTGCTGTACTTGCGCCTTTAGCAGGTACTGTTGTTTTGTTTTCCATTTATTTATTAAATTAAAGTTTGTAATGTTAAATGTTACTTAGTTGCGAGAGATGGATTCGAACCACCGACCTTTAGATTATGAGTCTAACGAGCTACCCCTGCTCTATCTCGCGATTTAACCGCACTCTTAGTTTTAGCTAAGAAGTGCGGTTGTAATTAATCAATTATTGTCCTAGAGTACACAATAATTTATAGCATGAGGTTGGACGTTTAATTTGGATACCACCTGTTCTTACGTTCTCAATACTAGTCTCGTCTCTATCTGTTGAACGGTAAACTGATTCAGGATAACCTAGTGGAGTATGAACACCAGCAACAACGAAGTTGATGTTTTCACGTCCTTCTTCAACTATGTATTGAAGATTAGATTCGCCTTGGTAAACAGTTTGGTCTACAAAGTAGAAGTGGTGAGAAGTAATAGGTAGTCCTGTTAATGGATGTCTTGGAGCTGATTGAGCAATAAGACCTCTATCAAACATTGGATGGTAGTGAACAGTTAACATTTGTCCATCTACGTGACGGAAGCTTGTGAAGAAGCTACCATAAACCATCTCGTGTGAGTTGCTACCGCTAGAGTACTGCTCACTAGAAATGAATTGGGTAAATCCTTTCAACTCGTTCTTAATCATTCGGTCAAAATCAGCCATACCACCACGACCTGTGTAGATATGAATATCTGCTAATTCATCTGTAATGTTAAAAGTGATGTCACGAACCAAGTTGAAGAACTTGTTGTACGATAACAATGAGTATGTATCACTATTACTTGGTGGAATTTGTTGGTCAATACCAGCTCCTGAAGTAATAGGTACTTGAGTTTCACTATCTACGGTATAGAAATCACCTGTATTTGCTTTACCATATTGTGACCACCAAATATCATTTTCTCTTTGCTCGTTAAAAGTTAACATTGACATGTATAACTCGTAGTCCATGTATGACTTAAACAGCTTTCCATCAATAGGAATCTGAAACATCATGGTTTTTTTAGCTACGTTACCAGCATACTTGTATGAACTACGCATGAGTGAAATCATGTTAGTAGCCATGCTTGGTAACTGTGAACGGCTTTCTACACCTTTAGATTTCTCGAAAGGAACTTTAGCCACACCACCTGACCATGCTTGACCAGATGTCATACAGCTAATAGGCATAAACAAGCTGTTTGTACCTGCGAAAATCTTCAATGTGTACTCCCAACCATCAGCTACTGCAACTGGGTCACTTACAACTTGACATTGTAATTGTGCTGCTTGGATGTGTGGTGGGTAAAGTAATTGTTGACGGTAAAACCAACGGTCAGCGAACACTACTTTAAAAGTACTACCTGCTAAACCTGGCTTTTGACCTGTGCTGTAGAGGTTTCTTACTACAATAGAAGTCTTTTTAGGAGCACCCATCACTGGATACTTGTACTCAAAGTTAGCATTGTCTAACTTAACTCTACTAATAGTTTTAACTTTTTTAGTTTGTGCTTCTAAGTTACCTTCTGTGTAAGCTAGTACTGGGAAGTTCTTTTTACCATACTCTTTGTCGTTATACAACATGTGAGTAACAATAGGTGATAAGAGAGTAGCATCATTCTGAAGTGCTCTCGAAAGTTCTGTAATAGAACTGTAGTCTTTATCGCGATATGTATCTTGATAAAGTTTTAATTCGGGTGTTATTTTACCTGCCATAATTTATTTGTTTTTTGTTTGTTTATGTATTACTACGTTTTTCTGTTGATTGCCGCTTTTAACTCGTCTAAACTTTTCCATTCTCTATCACCTTTGTCTGGACCTTCTCCTGCTGAAGGAGTCATTCTAACTCTAGGTGTTCCTCCTGCCGCTGCTTGTCTAGCTACCTTCTCAAGACCTTTTACTTTAAAATCTTTGAACACTATGTAATCAAGGAGTAACCTTTGTTGTAAACTTAGTTGTTCGTGTTTCTTTGTAAGTTTATCACTATCTAATATAAACTCATTAAATTGCTTTCTTTCAGCTTCAGGTATTACTAAGTTATCTAAGTTACCTTCTTTAATAATAGTGTTAACTTGACTTATAATTTTGTTATTCTCTTCTTCCTGTGCTGCTATTTCTGCTTTTTCTTGAGCTATTCTAGCATCAGCTTGTTGCTTTAGTGCTGTTTTAATTGTTTCAGTTTCTTTAGTTACCTCAGCATCTAACTCATTATCATCCTTTAATGCTTCAACTAGCAACTTAGCTCTCTTTTCAGAAATACCTTTTTGTACATAAACCTTAGTTAAGAAATCTGATTTACCATCAACATCATCAGCAGCAAACTCTAATTTAAATTGTTCTGCTTCTTTCTTAGCTTTCCAGCTTTCGATACTTAATCCTTGTTCTTTGTGAGCACGTAAATCTTGTAAGTCAGGGTCTGAATCTAAGAACTCTTTTCTAGCACTCTCTTTAACTAACTCGTCACGCTTATCATAGAACTTTTTGATACCATCAACACTATCATCATTAATGTCAATATCAGCAAAATCTTCTAACTTATAACCATACTGTTTGATTAAATGTGAAATAGGTGTTACTTCATCTTCTTCCTCTTCCTCTTCTTCACTACCTGCTCCGCCTGCTCCACTTCCTTTTGCAGCTTCTGCTGCTAATCTAGCTGCTTCTGCATCAACGGCTGCTTGAGCCTCTGCTGCTGCCTCTGCCGCTATTTCTTCTGCTGTTTTCTCTGCTGGAATATCTTCCAGTTGGTACTTTGATGCAATACCACTTACTACATCTTCACCTAAGTTTAATTCTGTCATGTTTGTTTGTTTTATTTAATGTGTGTGAAATTTTAATCAATAAAACAGTACAAAGATAATAATAATTACCTACTTCTACTAATCCTTAAAAAAGCGGAAATAGGCAATTATCTACTTATTTCTTGGTTCCTGTTGGTCTACTAGCTTTATATCTTTCAACTGATAGCTTTTCTTTAGCTATCTTTTCGTCACTTAGTCTTTTAGCTCTTTGTTCTGCAAGTTTCTCTCTTTCTAGTTGTATCTTACCAAACGCTTCTTCTCTCTTGGCTTGTAGTTTAGCTATTTCTGTAACATCTGGTACTCCGTTATTATTAACATCTGCTCCTAATAAATCAGCTTCAAGTTCCATTAACTTCAAGTCTTTAGCAGATTCTATATTAGCATCAACTTCATACCTCTTTAATTCTCTATCGGCAGCTTTTTCAGCTAACTCTGCTTGCTTAAATTCTTGCTCAGCAGCAGCTTGTTGTTGATTACGTTCTACTAGTTTACTTTCTAATTCATCCAAATCTTCTATAAGTTCAGCTATATTAACAGCCTGTACAATTCTAGGCAACATTCCAATCTGTTCTGTTTGTTGTGCTATATTACCTAACTGCCCTTTCATTAACTCTAAATCTCTTTGTGTTTTAGCACTATTCTCAGCTACTACACCGTATTCAATCCAAGGGTAAACACTTGGGTCTATTTCATATTCTACTTCTTTTTGCTTACTCGACAAGTAAACACCCTTCTTACCGTCTTTCCATGCTATCTGTGTTAACGGTAACAAGCTATTAAGGTCTGTTAAAATAGTTTCTTCGTGTTGTCTAAATAGTTCTTCTGTAGCTGTACTACTTCTATAAAGAGCTTCTTCTGTTACAGCCTTACCATCACTAGCCATAGTAGCTCCTTTACGTTGTCTATTAAATCCAATGGCTTCGTCCCAATCTTCTTTAATAGCACGTAATATATCATATAGCTCTTTTATGTAAGAAGCCAACGACATGTCTAATACTTTTATATATTGTAAAGCTTGTAGTGCTTGAGGATTGGTTTCATCAATAAATAAATAACCATGTGCATCAGCATAATACATCACAGTAAATTCATCCCAACCTTCTTTTTGTGGTATAATACCAAGTGGAAAAGTAGTAATCTTATCCTTATTTTTGTTCATTACCTTTTCAAGATGGTAATGCGCGATATTGTATTTTATCTGATATACAATAGCTTTTTCACCTATACTTTGAGGTATTACATAGTTATTACCATATATTCTACCATTGTATTCATTCTTACAACGGCTTGGATTTTCCCATGTACCTTTTTGGTGAGCAAGAGGTTGTACCCCTATAATATGTTTATTATTAATTCTATAACCTTCCCACTTCTGTGTAACCCACCTTCTCTCTACTTCTTCACCAGGAAGAGGTTCATAGTCTTCGTCATATTGTTCTATATACTCATTACCAAAAGCATCTATACCTTTTACCCTAATCATTTCAGCCATAGAACTCCATTGTACGTGTTCTACTATTAATCCTTCTATTTGATTAGCGTAAGGAGCACCAACACCAGCCATACCTCTAAGCATGTCTGTGGTTAGTCCTGTACTAATAGAATTATAACCAATAATACCTAACTGAGTTTCTAACTCATCTATAATATCATCTGTAAACTCATCCATTCCTGAGAACTTATCTATAATCTCATTCATAGTCATTGTTACAGTACGCTTAACTGCTTCTGCATCCTGTATAAAATCAATATTAGGACTATGAGAGAAAGACATCTCCAAAGGACTTACTGTAAAGTAATCTATATCATCATTATGTATAGTTTGATATGTAAAGAATCTACCTAACACTATAAAATCATACAGGGTTTTACGTCTAATTAAATCAATGCGCTTATCTGTCATGATAACATTAAGTGCATGTTGACCCATTTTAGATAACTCGTTCTGTAAATTAGATACAGTTTTGTTAATTAAGTCTTGAGACATTGGTGTTTGAGCAATCTGCTCAGGCAACATACCTTCTTGAACTAAACCATTAACAAAATCCTGCTTTAATTTCTTTACTGTAAGCTCGTACCCTACTTGGTCTTTTCTATCCTGCATAGTACTATTAAGTGCTATTACCATAGGATTGAAATACCTTTGTGCAAGTTCACCCATCAGTCTTTGAATGTTGGTACTAATAATATCAACATTACGTATCTTAGCTGGATAACCTTTTAATTCAGGTCTATCCATATTAAGTGGGTTTGTTACATAAGTATATACACTTTCATCTAGTTTACCTGCTACAGCACTATATAGTACAATAGCATCACTATTACTAACAGGGAAAATGTTACACCTATTAGCCCAATATCTTACGTTAGATTCTTTCCAATCTTTATCTTTTTGCGAAAACGGCAGTTTTTGTTTTGGTCTTGATACATTCATCTTATTTAAAGCATTGATGGTTACTTAATGCAAATCTCTTTTTTTCTTTTATAGCTTCTCTTCTTTGATAAACTAACTCTCTACTATGATACCTTTGTATCCTAAAAGCAGCTATCCTATCAAAGTTACCTTGTTCTGGGTTATAAGACTCTAACTCTTTTAAAAGCCCTACGTCATAAACAGTATGTAGATTTAATTGTACTCTACCTTCACCATCTATAGTACGTCTTGTCTCTAACCACTCCTTTATATATTCATCACCTGTGTACTTACGGTCATTTAATTTACCAGCACCTATGTGCATACCATACTTACGTTTTACACCACCATTAGATGTCTTAAGTTTCTCATCATAAGCTAACTCAAACTCTGATTCTAGCATGTGTAATACCTTAAACCTTTTGGCATAATCCATTAAGGTCATATCATCATTTTCAAATCCTATTTTTGCGTTATAGTATTCAGCCATTTCAAATACTATCTTACAAAACTCGTCTTTAGTTTTAGGTCTTCCTACAAATTGACATACAAGCCTATCGTCAAGATTAGGTGCTGATAGATTAGTTGGTCTTAAATATACGTAAGCTGCTCCAACAGATTCACCTGTTGAGGTATCAAATCGGTAACTATCTACGTCTACTATATATAAATCTCTTTTAGGTCTTCCTGTTTCTGGGTCTTTTATAGGAGGGTACCACATAGCTACAGTACTATCGTTATCTGCTCCTTTCTTAATAGGATAATCCCACAGAGTACTTTTACTATTATCTACTTCAAACTTTAACTTACCTTCTGCTGTGCGTACAAACCTACCTGACGTGCTTAAAGCTTTGTGCAATTCATTACGTTCTACATAAGTACGCCATTCTCTAATAGCTACAGTATCAAATATATTATTACTACTAATTGCAAAAGCATCTGCTGGACAGAATGGATGTTCCATCTTTCTGTTCATCAAACCCTTCGCATCACCCTTCTCTATAAATTCTACTCTTTGGTATTCCTCTTCATACTCCCTAGCTAAGTCTATTAATGACTCGCCTTTAGGCGTCATATAACCAACTACACACCAGTAATCAGGTATAAAGAAACCACAATAAGTACCTTTAGCTCCTTCATCATATACGTTCTCAAATTCAAGACAGTTGTATTTCTGACAATTAAAGAATATTTCTTTAAAGCCTTCCCAATCTGTATTATCACCACCACCTGTACCAAACCAAATAATCATACCACTCTTGTATGTACCATCTGATAATGTATCCATAGTAGCATCTGTAAAGTCTAACAAGTTAGGTGCTTTACCACTCTCTTCTACATATATTTCATCAGCATCTTTACCCCTAGCAGCAGCTTTATTTGCTCTAAAACTAGTACCAATTATCTGACTTAAGTAACCTTGTTCTACTTCACTACCACCTTCTACTTTTTCTTTCCAACCTGATTTAATATGGTCAGGTTCGTTCTTTAATCTTCTTCTACCAAACTTAGTATGCTTATCTGTAAAGTCTAATGTTTCTTTACACTTACTAAGAATAGCATCTTCTGTAAGATAAGCCATGTCATACGCAGTATATAATGTAGTAGACTTAGGATAAAGATTGTACCTATAACAACCGCTGTAGCCAAGTTTATAACTAGCCCCAAAACGTCTTTTCTTAGCCACACATAAATTCTTCCCACTACCATAAACTGTATATTTAACACCTTCATCTTCTATTTCTTGAGCACGTATTCTTACTTCATCGGGAAAACGTAGTGCTTTAAATTGTTCTAATGTTATACCACCACGTTTTAAAATATCTGGGTGGTCACTAGCACCATACCTAGCTATCTTCTTAACCCAATAGAATATATAATCACCATCCCAAAAGTCAGGAAAGGTAAACTCTTTTGTAATAGCTACATTAAACAACGCTTTCTTTAACTTATGCTTATCTTCATCTGCTGTCAATTTAATACGACAAAAGTTCAAATAACCATAATGCTCCCCTGTAATAGTTACACCATCTACAGTATAACCATCTACAAGACGTTTACGTTGTTCTAACCACCAATCTCGTTCAGTAGGGTATCTTTTATGTTTCTTAAAATATGCCCCTGCTTCACAGAACTTGCTTGTATCTACGTCACTAAAATCTATAAGTTTCCTACCTAACGACATACTTATGCACTTTCAAACATACCTATTTCTCCACCACCACGTATTTTAGCAGCTAAAGAAACTCTTCTAAATGCTTTCTCTCTTAAAGTCTTTAACGACTCTAATACACCACCAGCTTCTTTAATAGTTTTAACTACATCTGTTGGTTTATATAGTAAGTTACCTTTAGTATCTCTAGCATTGTAATCTACATTCTCAAGATACTTCATAGTATTTTCTGTAGCTATAATATTAGCTTGTAAATACTTCACGTCAAAGTCATTTTCTATTTCTTCTAAATAGAATCTTACTGCATCTTTAATTACTTCATCAATCTTCCAATTTGCAGGTAGGTCTAACAAAGTCTTCACCTTCTCTTCTCTTAATTGTAAGTCTTGATATGATTCTACATACGAACTTCTTGGGTCGCAAAACCAGTATATAAAAGCTAACTCCTTTGTAGCAATAGCTTTACGTCTACCATCAGCATCACCTGTTTCGTATATTCCTCTATCCGATTTCTTACCTTTATCTCTTTCAAGTATTTTTCTAAAAGGAGCAAACATTCTAACCTCTGGGTTAAAAATAGGAAACTCTCCTTCTAATATTATTAATTTAATCATAACTTTTTTGCTTTTATTCCAGGGCTACTTGGTTTTGTTGTTGAAATTTCGTAGTCTGGAATTTTATCACTATCACTTACTATAATTAATGCTAAACACAAAAACCTGTACGAGACAGGCTTGTAAACAATATTACCAATAATATAACTAATCTCTTCTTTATAAGGTAACATCACCCAAAAGGTCAAGTCCACCTTCAAGTTCACTCTCTGTAACTTCAAGTTTAGCTTTTTTCTTATCCCTGTTTTCAATATATTTAGCATATTTCTTCTCATTAAAAGTAAATCTCATTAACCAAGGTACTCTTATTTCTTTTATATCTGTTAATTCCATCGCATCTACTAACGTGTTTATCTTTACTTGGTAAGCATTGTATATTTTAGTTGCTTCTTCTACTGTAATATTATTAGCTTGTGCGTGTTTTTTTATAAGTCTCTTTAGAGTATCGTCCATAATTTTCCCCCTTCAAATATACGAAATTTATTTCATCTTTTAATAACATGTTCAAATAAACAGGTAGATATATTTATCTACCTATTTACTTAATTTTAGTGTATAACCATGTGCGCATCTTTTGCACACTACTAATACCTCTTGTCCTGAATTTACTTTGTAGTGATTGGTTTCAGTAGCACACATGTCGCAGTGCTGATATATAGCATCTGCATTAGGTGATATTGAAGAAATGTCTACTTTTGTGAAGTCTACTTTTTTGACAGGAGAAAATCCTGCCGCTAAAGGAAGATAAGCTACTTTGACAGGTGTAGCTAATCCATCAACAGGTATAACAGCAATATCTAACGGCTTTTCTTGCGATTCTTCTGTATTTAGGTCCAGCTTAGAAAGCTGTACGCTTGCCAAAGAGCCTTCAATATTGCTTATATCTATCTGCTTTTTACCTATGTCGTTTATATTAATCTTTAACATTTTATTATACTTTACTTTCTTTTATACGTTGTAGTTCAAAACCTAACCAAAATCTAGCTTCACATAGATGATTATAACTATTAGTTCTAGCTATAGCAAATTCTCTACTTTGATTTCCTGTATGTATTGTTTGTGTAGTAATAGCTCTATCAGCAGTAGGTTCTATATCACCTATAGTTTTTCTATTACCATCATTCTTATATGGTGTAGCTTCTCCAAGTTCACCTAATACTTTACCTAACCAAGCTTTAGCTAGTATTAAACTATCATATGCTTTTTCTATTTCAGGTGAATTATAGTCTCTACTATTATCTACTGAAGAAAGAAAAGTCAATGGCTTTAGTTCTTTTGTAAGTTGTGATAGACCATCTATCTTAACTCTTAATTCTTTTATTTGTTCTTTCATATTATTCTGTCTAAAAATTTATTATACCACTTTGTATTCTTTACTCTATTATCGGCTATTCTAAGTAAATTCTTTTGTTTCTCTCTGACCGCTTCTTCTTGCATATCACGAAGTGCTAACCTAATACCTTCTAATTTAAATTTATTTATTTTTGTTCTAGGGTCTGTAAGTATAATTTCATTAGAACCATACCACAAGACATTATCAAATTTTCGCAAATATTCTTCTTCTATAAACCTATCTTTTGCGGCTTCCCTAAACCTAGAATGTTTATAATAATCTACCTTATGTATAGTTTTAGGTAGGTTTAAATGCCCTTCTTCCATACCTACTCTTTCTTTTTAAATTCACCATTAGTTAAATAGAACAACGGAAACATAGTTATATCTTTTGGATATGTATGTGATAACATCTGATTTGCTATACCAGTACGCATTAAAACACTTGCTAAACTTTCTCCTTTTTTAACCGAAAACTTAGGCTTTCTTCCTCTTGCTTTTCTTACTTTTATAAGCACTTGACTAGATAAACTCATATCTTAAATAGGTACATAAATGTTATTACATCTTGTTTAGTTCTAAAGTTAACTTCTTTACCCCAACCACCTCCATGCGTACTAACACTAAGTATAACACCAATTAGTATATCTACTACATCGTACCTTAAAGTAATATTAATCCAACCATCATGTAGTCTGTAATGTTCTAGTCTTATAGTACCTTTTACAGCATATTTTATCTCTTCCTTACCATGTTTATTTATAGGGTCAGCTACCCAACCTAATTCTATCAGGTCATTGCCGTCTAATGTTTTCATTACTTCTTACTCCTTTCTTCTAAATACTTCTTCATCTTATCACTATACTCTTTATTAGATGTAGGCTTCTCTATAATAGCTTTCTTAGCTTCTTCTTCAAAAGCTTTGTTAAACTCTTCATAGGCTTTAGCCCCAAACCACCACAGTTTAGTAGCTCCAGCATTAGCCATTTCTTTTAACATCTGTTTCTGCTCTTCATTCATAGATTCTTCGTACCTATTAAGAATTTCATCAATAGTTATATATTGTACTTTAGGAACATGTACTTCATCATCATCACCATTAGTTATAAATTCTGTATTCATTATTCTATTACTTTAACGTATTCAGTATGGAAAAAATATGGTTCATTTTTATGTATATAAAAACTATACAAAAATAACAAAGTAACCACAAGCATAATAGCCGCTACTTTTAATTTATCTGCTTTTTCTTTTTTCATATCTTTATTGTTAGTGGAAGCAGCAGGACTCGAACCTGCATTGCTGGTTCTTCAAACCAGTGCATTGACCATCTTTGCTATACTTCCATCACCGCCTAAGCAGTTTCTACTTCATTATCTAATCTTAAATCCTCTATACGAGCAATTAGAATAGTATGGTAAGCTGTCATAGCAGCATACTGTGCTTGTAATAGATTATATTGAATTGTTCCTACTTTAATTTTTGCTTCAGGTTTAGATATAAAGCTGTGTAACTTTACCATTTTACTACCTAATTCACTAGCTTCATCTAGCAACCTCTCCATAAAAGTTGTTTCTTTTACAGGTACATTATCTACATAATCAGCTAGACTAAATGATGCTACAGTCAAATCAGTTATAGTATTAGTAAGTCTTTCATCTCTACCTAATGCTTCTACTGCTTTTATGCAGTCTTTAATCATTAACTCTTCTTTAGTCAGAAGGTCTAGTTGTACTCTTCTTGGTGTTGGTCCTATGCTACTATTCATGTTATTTTAAATTAATTAGTTTATATTTTGTTTTGTAAATCTTTGCTTCTAGTTCTTGGTACATATTAGATAGCCAAGGTTCACAGTCTTTCTCACATTCTTTCTTTGCTGCTTCACATACTAATTCTAAACATTCTATTGCTGATATAGACCTATCGGCTTTAGGTATTTCAAAGTCTATTAGTCCAACTTCTCCTTGTACTGCTTCTACTACATCATCACCAAAAGCACTAAGGTAGTCATAAGCTTCACCAAGTGCAGCATGTTCTGCTGCACTACCTAACTGACCTGGGTTAGTTGGGTGAAGGTGATGTAACTTAATTATATTAGCTGCTTGGAATATAATTCCGTATATCTTACTATCCTTCATTACTAGCTCCTTCCTCTTGTGTTACTTTTTCTTGCCGCTTCTATCTCAGCCAACTTAGCTTCATGTTCAGCTATCTTCTCATTAATAGACTCAGCTATAGAATCATACTCTTTTTCCCAATCTTCTCCGTATATTACTTTACAGTTAACTGCAAAAGCATTAGTAATAATAGGATTCTTCCATCTTCTTTCTTCATCAAATCCTAGTAATGTTGATTGTGATACCATCATTTCATTTACGAAAACAAAGTCTCCTGCTTTAAGTCCTTTTAAAGGCATTTCAGGATTATCTGTTACATTACTACCTACTTTAGCTATTACCATAGGTCTAGCTTTAGGCATCTTTTTCAAGTCTCTTTTAGTAGCTTCATCTAAGTATAACTTAGATGCTTCTTCCTTATTAGGATAGCTTACTATGATAATGTCTGTGTCGGCAATAGCCAAGTTCTCGAATTTTTCTAAACTTTTCATGTTGTTTTATTTGTTATTTTATTTAATTTAAATTCATTTGGTGATGTATCTAGTCTGTATCCTTGTTGGTTTAAAAAAGCATAAGCATCTTCAACTCTACCTGCATGATTTATTCTTAAAAGCTCCATACCAACTCTATACTTACGATAAACCTCTCCTGCTTCTTTCTCTGTTTCAAGAAGTCTGTTGTACCTTTCAATAGGTAATGTTACTGTTATTTGGTCTGACATATTAATTAAATTTTGTTTGTATTATATACCTTGTTTGACTAGCTTTAAACTTCATCATAAACCCATGAAATGTCTCAAAGTCTACCATTACAAATCTACAATACCCATTGTTATAATTAACAGCAGTTATATTACCATCATATTGTATTGTTTCATCGCCTGTAGCATCCGAATAGTCTAGTACTTGTGCTAAGTTAATCCTGACTTTGTAATATCTTTCTTCTAATATTGCACCTCCAGGTTCTCTCATTGCAGGCATAATAGCCTTAAAAAGTTGAAATTCTATCATAGCACTAATCCTTGTTCTTTAAGTTCTTTTTCCTTATAAAATGCCCATCCTGATTTATACTTCAATACTATTGCTATATACTCAAGTTGCTTTCTACTAGTCTTTAATTTATTAAGTATTAAGAAGTCTACAAAGTTAAAATACAAACTAGCTTCTGCTTTCTTAGTTTGACGTATAGAATCTAACATAGCATCTATCATAAACTTAAAGCTATCCCAATCTAATATAACAGGTGCTTTATAAACAGGTTCTTCTTGTTTTGGAGCTTGTTTTGGTGGAGGAGTAAATGTACTAGTGTAAGTAGTTTTACTAGGTACACTAATAGGTAGTAACGGATTAGCTTTACTTATAAACTGATACTCAGAATTTAACTGCTGCATATCATTTACATTTCCACCCCTATCAGGATGAAACCTTAAAGCTAGTTCCTTAAACTTACTTTTAACTTCTTCTTTATTAGTACAATATTGTAAGTACTTAAATTCAGGTCTCTTCATTAACATGCTTAAATTCTTTTACCGTTAAAAAACTTATTCGGATTTATAAAATATTCGTTACTTCCTACTTTTCTAGCTATAAACTCTTTAGCTATTAACTCACATATACCGTTATATATAGGCATCCTACTATCATACTCGCAATATTCCATACATTCTTTTATACTTACTTTTATAAAATCTCTTCTTATTTGTAAGTTCTCTATTATATAGCACCATACTTTTAGTGCTGCTGGACTGAATGTTTTTATATCGCTAAAAGAACCATTAAACACTTTTGTAAATTGTAACTTATCTGAGTTAAAGCTCTTCTCTGTTCCTAGTTCTGAATATATACCTAGTTCTCCTGTATTAACATTTACAACTTGTGAGCTTTTACCTGCTTCTATATAATGTACAGGCACTATTCCACTTACGTTAAAAGGGCTGTCACTATATGTTTGAAAATCTGATAACTTCATTGTGTCTCAAAGATAAGACAAATCTATTTAAAATACAAATCTTCTGTGGTAAATTTTTCATTTATTTTAGACAATATTTATGACTACTTTACTATACACTTTCAAAAATGTATCTGTGGATAGACACTATGTCTATTGTGGGGTACATGACCCTCAATGGTAGCAAGGGTTTCCAGCCGTTCCTTCTTAATATTATTAGACCCTAACCCAACATCAGAATTAACACATGGTAATTTTGGAAGAGTAGTTTTATGCCAATAGACAAGAAGAAAGCTTGGAGTAGATGGTGCAGATATTGTGATAGCAGATAGAGTCATATCTAGTCAAAATTTTATTTTCTAAAAAATTTTTTATTTTTATAAAAATGTTGTAGATGAGTAAGAGTGAGTACCATAATTTTTTTTTATTTTTATAGAAAAATGTTACAGATGTACGTAAGTGAGTACCAATTACTACATGAGACCCCGCTTCAATTTGGTACAAGAAATACACCCCAACTAAAACCAATAAAAATACATACATTATGGCAATTTTAAACGAAAAAGCAATGG